CTCTACCAGCAAGACCAAGGTACTCAGAGTAAAGTGTTCTCTCTATAGCGTGTATGTTATTTATCTTATCCAGATATGGTGCCGCATGATGAAACATAAACTTAGTAGCAGGAAGGTAATCCTCCCAGACCAAATCTCTATTTTCCAAATATGCTTGAGCAGCTTCGTGAAAATCTGTGCCACGGGTAGTTGCCTTTTTAGTAATGCGATTTGCTTCTTCTATACCAACTCGCTTACGCCAGTCAATAAAAATCTGCCTATTGTAATAAGAAGTGACCGATGTAATAGAAGGAACCCACTGACCATCAGGTAGTTGATACAATCTACAACCAGGAGTTTCTTTCTTTTCTAATTCAAGTTCACCTAAGTGATTACAATGTTCAAACTTCATTTAGAATAAAAAAATAACAACTATATTTGCTATACTCTTTACTTTACCATATTTTTTAAATTTTGTCTATAATACTAAAATTCCCTACAACTACACTTCTCCCATCACATTTATTAGGTGGAACATAATGCCACAAATATGCAGGAAAAAGAACCAACATCCCCTCTCTAGCAGGAACCTTTCTATTAGAAGGTTTATCAAAAACCATAGGAGAAGATCCTTTAGGAGTGTTTACATAATAAGTCCATGACCAATTATAAGGAACATGATTATGACTTTCCTGATAATCACCCTTATCATAATATTGACCCCAAGCACTGACCAATTTCAAAGACTCTGGTGGTGTATTGAACTGAACAGGAGTATGATAATCCTTATTTAAATTAACAATAACATCACGAACAAAATCAACAATTAATTTAAATTCATTAGGAGGGGAATATATTTTTGAATCAAAAATATTCCACCCATTAGTTTTTCTAACTCCTTTATTATTAGATCTTGTTTTTCCAAATTTTTCTTCAATGCTTCCACTAATATCCCATTCCTTTGAATGTTCAAGAATCCATGAATGTAATTTTGATTTTACTTTTTCTGCATAAGGATATTCAAACAAGAACACTTTAGCTTCATGACGTATTATCAAATCATTCATAAACCAAGTTCCAATTTAGCAAGAATATACTCTTTACATAAACCAGAACGAACAATATCTTCTACTCCAAACTCAATAATATCAACTGAATTTGCCATCAACCTAAGGATCCTCATGAAATCCATAATACCATTTCTTTCATTTGTTTTAGTAAGATCAGACTGAGTAGCATCACCACAGAACATAATCTTAGAATCTTGTCCTACTCTGGTCATTATACTATCAAGTTCATGATAATTTAAGTTTTGGAATTCATCTACTATAATAATTGCTTTATCAAAAGTTGTTCCCCGAATGAATGAAGTACTCCAGAAATCAATAGTTTCCTGTGATCTCAGATTACCATACAACATATGAAAATCTGCTTCTGTTCTCATCTCAAACATATATTTTACCATATGCTTGTAAGGTATTTGATAAAGGGTAGACTTATCTTCATGATCACCAGGAAGAAATCCAATTTCACGAGTAGCAACAAGACTCCTAACGATGTAAATTTTTTCGTAAGGAGTACTTTGATCTAAGACATCTCTTAATGCATTATAAAGAGTAATAAATGTCTTACCTGTACCTGCACATCCATATGCAACAATGTTTTTCCCAGTCTCATATGAATTAAACAAAGATTGTTGATTCTGAGTGAGAGGCTCAATATCCCTTAAGAGATCAGTGTTGATAGGTTTCTTTCTTTTCATCTGCTTGGCGGTCATCCCGACCCCTATTGGTTGCTCAGTCTTTTTCTTTCTTGGCATACTTAGATGGCTTTTACTTTAGATCCTGGTGCTTTTGATGCTTTATGTAAGACATCATTCCATCCTGGATGGGATTTCTTCAGTTTATCATATACTTCTCCGACTTCTCCAACGGAGGCAACCCCTGCCATCCAGTCTTTATCCCAGTCAGAATTCTCTTTTCTCCACTCATCATATTCCATCATTGACATAGAAAGTTCCTTCTTTTCCTTAGTCTTCAAATTTATAACAGGGTATGTTGGCATATCAATATAAAGTTATGTGTTTTTATTTATTCCCAACCAAGTGCTTCTGACACGGTAGGGAATTGTTCGGTAAAAATCTTACGAATATTTTCTACCACATCCATATGCTCTTTCTGAGTACCATGTGCTGAACGCAAATCAATATAATGTATCCATGACCTTATTGAACCAGTCATATAGAGTCTTGTAGGTGTTGCTAAGGGAAGAACAAATCTCGCACATTCCTTTGCAATACCCGAAGCGAGGAGTTCATTGTAGAGATCCATTGCTTCAACGAAATGCTCTGCAATCTTTTCTTGAAGGTCTGCTTTCTTATTCTTTGGTACATCATCAGTACTATTCTGTCTATTTTTAAGATCCTGATGTCTAAGATCAAACATAGGAATTTCATCTGCTAATAGATTAGTATCAGCATATCTCTGGCTAAACTCTTGAAAAGTAAAAGATCTATGTCTTAGTATCTGTGCAGCAAGACCTCTAGTAGTATTAATTTCCACTGTCATATGTGCTTGTTCAAAAACAGACCAATGACCATGTTGTATACAATACCTTAAGAGTCCTGCAAACTTATCATTGTCTTGGTTATTAGGATTAGAAACTCTAGCAACATATGCCATGTGCTTCTCCGCATCAGGAGTAACACTTACTAATTTAATTTCAGGGGAACTCATAGTGATAATTCTCGATATATTGAAGAGGAAGTTGGTTCTAAAACAAAAATCCAACCTACAGATCCTTGGTATGGTAATATTGGTGGTGGCGGTGTTTTCATTTCAAATACTATTTCCTTTACCAATTTAATTTTAAAAAAATTAAAAGAACTTTGTTCAATCTTCGATATAGACAAAAAAGGAGGAATTGAATACATCTGTACTGATAAAGGATCTACAGGAAGTTCTTGATTAGGATTGCCCGATATTATTATAACTTTACCTTCTGGTTTTAGCAAGTTATACAATTTATTAAAAAGTTTTTTAAGACTTCTAGGACCTTTCATATCTTGATCAGTATGAATATATCCTCTATCATAAATCAAATCAAATTTTTTTTCTGTTGAAAAGGAATGAATATCCTCAACCACATACTCTAGGTTTTTCCTTTTACCTTTTTCCTTTGCTATGTCAATTGCTTTTTGACATATATCTATAGCAGTTACATCAAATCCCTTTCCAGCCAACCACCGAGCATCATTACCATAACCACATCCAAGTTCTAATACAGATCCCTTAGATATAGAATACTCCTTTAAGATTTTTTCTAAATTTTTATCTTGACGATCAATATTCCACGGCAAATTGTCATAATCCCAACGAGAATAATTTTTAAAAGTACGAGGATTCTTTTGTTCAATCGGGGTATCCATCATCGTCATCAAAGACCTCATCGTAATCAGTAATTTGTGAAGTCACCTGTTCATAAGTCTCATACTTGTATGCATCAACATCAGAATAGACTTCAGATTCTAATGCATCCACAAGAGATTTAAGATTCCTAACAATGAGTTTTAATCTTTCTTTATGCATCCTTAGGTGCTCTAAAATACTTGTTAATTACTTCTATCTGATCATGATACCTTGCAATCTTATCTAATTCTTCTTGAATTGCTTCTGTAATATCAGAGTGCTCCCCAATACCTACAGGATGTTCTAGATAAACATTTACATTTACCTTATGTTTCTCAATTTCGCCAGTAGCATGTGCTAAGACTGCTCTTAATAATTGTTCTCTCATGTGTAACATTTTTACCCCATTCGTATTTAAATTATATATTAAAAAACCTCCCCTGTAAAGAGGAGGTTTATACTTAGTCCAAGTAAGTTAGCTTAGCTCTTAGAAGCGAACTTGCGTTCTACTTTAACACCACGATACATTAGATCGTGATTTCTATGCTGAGCTGCTTCAGCGAGTACTCTTTTGTTGTACTCTTCGGTGTCATACTCGACACCACGGTAGTTGACTTTTGCCATTGGCTTTACCTTAGGTAGGGTGGATTAGACCCGTTCCTTCAGTCGGCTTTTGCGTCTCCAAGTATTCTACTCTGAAAACTAACTAAAGTTTTGTAGTCTGAATACTAACAAGAGATGAACGATTCCGTTCCGAGTCGGCTTACTTGCGTCTCCTTGATAGGGGATGAACGATATGTGCATATTAACACATGTATACTATATATGCAAGTAAATGTGTATTTTCTGATACAATTTTTAATTATTTAAAAGGACGATATAATAATCTATCTCTTATACCTGCCGCTGACTTATTATGTTCACATATTTTATTCAACCATATCCTGTCATCAAGAGTAACCTCTCTACCCAATCTTATTCTACATGAAATTTCACTAACCCGTAATCTACTATCCTTACTTAGCATCTAAAGGATTCCCATTCTTATCTACCAATCCAAGTTTTTTTGCTTGGAAAAGATTAGATTTCCTGCGTCTCTTCTCTTTCTTATACTCTTTAATAATTTTATCTATCTCTGCATTAGATATTTTAACATTCAACTTATCATCCTTACCAAATCCTTCTGCATTACCAGCATCAATATAATCATTGATTCCTTCTTGAATTTCATCATGAATAATATCCTGGATCTTCTCTCTCAATCCATCTCTAATCTCATCCTTCATCCCTTTCTCCTCTTTTTCTTTTCAGGAGGTTTAATACCCCATAAATTAGGTCTGGTTGTACCATGTCCATAATCAATTTTCTGAACAGCACCTTTCCCATACCTATCATAATACATATCAAAAATATTCATCATCTTTTCAGAACGAGTTACATCTAGATATGTTTGCCCCTCAACAACATAGGTTACATTAAAAGCATCAGTGGGCAAAGACCTATCCAATGATTTTTCTTGTGTGGTTTTTTCTAAAATAATATCACACCAATAATCAGCAGGATTAAATTTTACTTCCTGTTTCTCCTCTGCCACTTGACTCTCTGTTTTAGTTTTAGTTGTCATGAACGACCACCCCAAGTCATATCTGGATATGCTTGTTTTACATTATCAAGTGAAACATTATACTTAGTCTCAAGATCTTTATCTTTAATAAGAACAAGTATTTCTGCTTCTTTGGGATGAAGTCCTTCAAGCATTTGAATGAACATCATTTCTCTACGAGTAGTACTAAGAGTATTGTTACCACCCTTCACAAAATGATAAAAATGCTGGTATTCTCTTCTGATAGATGTTTTATTTCTACCATCTAAGTCCTGACCTGTTGCTGATTCACCTCCTGCTGCCTCTTTAGAAATGTTATCAGACAAAGTACCAGCAAAGGTAGTCTGTGCATTAGTTTCGCCGTATGGAACTGGTCCTGGTGGGAGTAGACTCACAACTGATGAATCAAAGTTCCAAACAAACACAGTCTTAATAGACTCATGTTCATAATTTTTAAGAACTTCTACCTTCTTTGCATTACTCTTCTGAGCTGATGCAAGATCTAAT